TGCCTGATCTTGCGGAGCAGATTCGACTCTGTGCCAAATCTGATAAGCGCATCAGCTATATCATCTTTGACGGCAGAATTGCATCGAGTAAAAAGTCTTGGGCTTGGCGTACTTATGATGGGATCAATAAGCATAATCATCATTGCCATGTCTCGTTTACCAAAAAAGGCGATGCAGATGGCTCGTTCTTTAATATCCCAATGATAGGTGGAACCGTATGAACATGAAGAACCCTTATGTAATGAGCATCGGCGCTTTTCTTGCCGTATGGGGAACAACCTCTAATTTTGCTCTCGATTACCGAGCCATTCTTGGTTCTCTAGTTGCTGGCGTATTCGGTTACGCAACTCCTAAGAAATGAGCGGCGTAGACTACGCAGCTTGGGCTGTAGGAGTAGTTACAGTCCTTGGTGGAGTAGCCTCATATACGCAGTTTATGATTAAGCATTACCTGACCGAACTCAAGCCCAACGGCGGCTCAAGCATTAAGGATCAAGTCAATCGTTTAGAGACGCGTGTCGATACCATAATCGAGATGTTAGGTAAGTAACACTTATCTCATGGCGAGAACTAAGAAGGTTATTGACCTAGACGCATACTCTGCGCTAGACCAGTATTGCATCGCTTTGCATGTTTATTACACCAGTCTTCGCAAGGCTGGCTTCTCTACTGATATGGCTTTCTGGCTTCTACTAGATCGTGATTCTTATCCTGATTGGATTCTGCCTGCAAAACCCATCGAGAAAATCTCGGGTAATGACTACGAGGACGACGACGAGGACTAATGACAGTAAAAAGAATTGCTTGGATTTCAGATATTCAAGCTCCTTTTTTTCATGAAGCAGCAGTCAAAAATCTAGGCAAGTTTCTAAAGGCTTATAAGCCTCACCAAACCATCTGTATCGGTGATGAGATTGACCTTCCACAACTTGGGGGCTTTGCACAGCCATGGCAAGAGGTCGAGGGCAACATCGATGAAGATCGTAAGTTGACCTTAGAGATTCTTGAATATCTTGGGGTTACGGATGTCGTAGGATCTAACCATGGCGCTCGAGTTTATAAGTCTCTATCTCGCAGGCTCCCAGCATTTATGAACCTCCCAGAGCTGCGCTACGACAAGTTCATGGGTTACGACAAGGCTGGGATTAAGTATCATCCTAACGGCTTTGACTTTGCTCCAGGTTGGCATACCTGTCACGGGGACGCTTTTCCATTATCAAATAAGCCAGGACAAACCGCCTTGAATGGTGCTATGCGCATGGGCAAGTCAATCGTTTCAGGTCACACGCACAGACTGGGGCTATCAGCCCATTCTGAGGCTTCTGGAGGCCGATACGGGCGTATTGTGTGGGGAGTTGAGGTTGGCAACCTGGTTGACCTTGCAAGCCCTGGTATGGGCTATACAAAAGGTTATGCGAATTGGCAGATGGGCTTCGTTGTAGGCACTTTGCATGGCAAACGCTTTACGCCTGAACTAATCCCAATCGACCCAAAAGATGGCTCGTTTATCTATCAAGGCAAGCGTTATGGATGATTTAGATATGGACATCAGCCGAGACATCGATGACCATGTTGACGACTTAGAATTGTTACCGTTTCGTTATCAAAGTCTAATCAAGGTTCAGCTTCCCCTAGGGTAGTTTTCTCTTAGTGCCGAAACACGGCACGAAGGGAGCAATATGAACCACGATCACATAGTGCTAATGGGAATGATTCTTGGAGCAATTCCAGCATTTCTCATTGGATACGCAAAGGGACACGAACACGGCAAAATTGCAGGCCGCATCGCTTACCGCAAGTCACAGCGTCAGCTACAGCAGGTTGGTCGATGAACGCCCGTGACTACCTCAACGAAGCTAAGGCAACCATCCAAGACCGAGGAATTGACTACGGTCATCCTTCGGACAATATGCAGCGCACCGCCTCACTCTGGAGCGCATACCTCGAAATGCCCGTTACTGATTATCAGGTGGCAATGTGTATGGCATTGGTCAAAATCGCAAGAAGTATGGAAACTTCGAAGACAGACACTTTTATCGACTTGGTCGCATATTGTGCGCTGAGTGCCCAACTCGCAACAGAGGAGAACGACCTATATGTTTAATTTAGATGATTATGAGACAGTTGAAGAACGCCTAGTAAAGTATTGGAAGGATCACCCAGATGGTCAGATACATACAGAAATCCTTGAGCATACTGCTTCTAGGTTTATCGTTAAAGCTAGTATCTTTCGAACTGAGGCTGATGCTAGACCTTGGACGACTGGGGTCGCTGAAGAGACGATTCAGGGTCGCGGCGTTAATGCTACTTCCGCTCTCGAAAATTGCGAAACGTCTGCGATTGGTCGTGCATTGGCTAATGCAGGATATGCAACTAAAGGCAAGCGAGCATCTCGGGAAGAGATGAGCAAGGTTGCAAAAGGTGTCCAAGTAGCTTCTCAGGTTGCAGAAGTTAAAGCAAAGATGGCTGACACTTCTAAAGAATACGTTCCAGTTCAGAAAGCAGATGATCCATGGACTCAATGGGAAGCAGCGCCAGTTCAGACACTCGAGCAAGCAGTCGAGACGGTGAAGGATGTCCTTGGTGGCACTCCAGCAGACGAGAGCTGTATTCATGGTGCGCGTGTATGGAAAACAGGAACTTCTAAGGCTGGCAAGGCTTGGGGACATTGGAAGTGCATGGCTCAGATTCTCGGAGATGCAGAACGTTGTGATCCTATCTGGTATGAAATAAGTGCAGATGGCACTTGGAAACCGCAGGTGAAACGTGGGTAAGTTATATTTTCAGAATCAAGATAACGAATGGGAAGAATTTCCAGATGAAGAAGCAATGGCTCATATTCGAGCTTCTGCTCAGATTCTTCAAGACATGGGATGGGCGATTATCTGCGATAGTTGCAATGAACACCCAACCATTGCACAGATTAAAGAGCGCTACATGAAGCAGGCTTGGACTTGTAAATGTGGCACAGTCAATTCAGCAGGTAAAGCATGAGAGGTTATATCAATCCCTATGACGATTATGTCTATCAGGGATTCGGTGGAGTTGATAATTGCGATTACTGCGATCAATGTACCCACATAACCGAATGGCTTAGACCAGATGGATTTGTATCATTTATCTGCGAACGTTGCAGGATTAACAAACGTTTTCCTGAGATTAAGGCATAACCTAATCAATGCCAAGTCAAAGCAGGAAACACCGAGGCTTTCGTACTGAGCGAGTGGTAGCCCAATACCTTTCGCAGTGGTGGAGAAGCGCAAGCATCGGTAGAGGGTTTGGCAAGGATATACACAATGTCCCGTTCGACATTGAGGTAAAGGCGAGAGCCGACTTCAAGCCCCAAGAGTGGTTGCGTCAGGTTATCAAGAGGTCAGACCGCAAAGAGCTGTCTGCCGTGGTGGTTCGTTGTAATGGCATGGGCGAAGATGCTGCACAGTATCTTGCATTTATGCGATTTGATGACTTGGTGCAATTACTTCTTCGTGCAGGTTACGGAGATATACAGAAAGATTCGGTAGAATTAGAGCCTGAGAGATGCGCTGTATGCGGATCGTGGAAGTTAGAGGATGTGCCATGCCGCACTTGCCAGGGCGTAATTAATGCCAATCTATGAATTCGAATGTACCAACGAGGAGTGCGAGGCTAACTTGCGCTACGAGAAGGAGTTATCAATCCATGAACCACATTCAGTTATATGCAGCTTCTGCCATAGCTCAATGCAGAAGATTTACTCAGTTCCTAACATCCAATTTAAAGGTTCAGGGTTCTATTCAACAGATAACTAATTATGCACAGGTTGTGGATAACTTTGCACAAAGGTTAACTTCACGCTCACGACACGCCCATGTTATCCACATGCTTGACCTGCCGAGTACACTCTTGGCTAGAGCCCTCGGGGGCTCAGAGCGGCCGCTTAAGCGGATAGGCCGCTCGGTAGCAATCGTTATTGGGATATCTCTATGCTTACCTATGAGTCATGCAAGTAGTGGCTCAATAGATGCCATTGAACCTAAGCAATTCATTAGACTTTCAATGGATAAAAAAGAAGCTGTATGTCTTATAAGACTCTATGGAAAAGAGTCAGCATTTAATCCTTATGCAATAGGTAACTTAACTGGTAAGTACCATACTTACGGAATACCTCAGATAAAGAATCCAATCATCTATGATAAGAGTCCTATTGAGCAGATTAAGTACGGCATTAAATACATAGATCATAGATACGATGGCAATGCGTGTAACGCATGGAGCCATTGGTTAAGGAAAGGCTGGCACTAATGAGATGCTTCTTCTTCGGTCATGCGTTGACCTACTGGAACCATGAGTCTATTCATTATGCAATGTGCAACCGATGCGGCAAAAGCTTCTATGTCAAGTCTTAAACAGTCAGGCTCTACCTCTAAGTGGAGACGGATAAGGGAACAGATCATCAGAAGAGATGGATGTTGCCAGCAATGCGGAGCAGAAGAGAAGTTAAGCGTTGACCACATAGTTCCACGCTCCCTTGGTGGAGACGATAACCCTAGTAATCTTCAAGTTCTATGTTCTAGTTGCAATAGTGCTAAGGGGGGTAGGTTTTTTGAGAGGCACAGAACACCCCCGACCCTTCCTGCTTCTTTTTACCCCGAAAACGCCTCAACAAGTCATTATCGGCTTGAATCGGATGAGAACCAGTCATGACGGCTGAAACAGGCTCTATCGGGCTCACATCGGCTGAGGTAGGGGTAACAGAACCGCGTAAAGGCTCTCAAGTCCCTAGAATCCGCTCAAAGCCTTCTGATTTACCAACTCGGGGCGATGAAATGATTCAATTTTGCAAAGATATTGGGTTCCCATTGCTTCCATGGCAGGAAGACCTGGCTAGAGACTGCCTTAGATTTAAGCCAGATGGCAGGTGGTTACATCCCCTAATTGGAATCATGCTCCCGAGACAGCAG